TGGTCTGACTGTCCTTGGTTATCAAAGTATAATTTGAATGTACTATCTGTAGTAGTCCACCCAGAACCATTCCAGTACATATTGCCATATTTTAGCTTACAGTCTATATAAAGATTATCTGGATTAAAGTTATCATCTTTGTTACTATATCCTTGCATTATATACATTTCAGATTCTCTATCCATAAATAGGAAATTTCCCTTAATAATTAGATAAGTTGAACCACCAATGAAGCTAACATTATTATCATTTACTTCCAGTTCAAATAATGGTCTTAGTTTACCATCATAAGTATTATGAACGTGTAATAGTACATAGTCTGTGAAATTGATATTATTATACTTCTTATTAAAATCAGTAACCTTATCAAAGAAGGCTTTACAAATAGTAGCACCTACATAGTTCTGTGTAGTAGCATAGTTAATAGTAGAAGGTGCTGATATTTGTGCTAATGTGGTCTTATTATAATAGTAACATTTATAGTTACTGTTCTTTAGATACTTAAAGAAACATTTGTGCATACCACCTTTACCATCTTCATTTACTTCCTGCACATAAGACCAGCTACCACCATAGTTAGTTAAATACTTCTCATCCCAGATACTAGGTATAATGCTGTCAAAGCTGTATAGACTATCTTTAACAGTAACCTTATTATATACATTATCTAAGGATAAATGACCACCATTTTCAACATAATCACTGGCTTCTATTTCTTTAGACTGCTGTAATGTTACCTTAGTGGATGCTGTACTACCAATGATAAACTTATAGTAAGTATTGATTCCATTTTTAATAGCATCATAATCCAAGAAGTAAACCTTATCACCATCAGCTACAGCAGTTACATTAAGGTATTTACAAACTTCTTCCAGAACTTCCTGCATAGTCATAGGTTCATCATCTTCATCAAAGAAGTTCTGTTCACTGATATACATCTTACTAGGTAAACAAAAGTCAGATGTAGCATTTAACTGTGTATTATCCGAAATATAGAAAGAACTATAAGCATTACATTTACCAAGCAGATGGTTTATAATCTGGGTAAATAAAACTATATTCTTCTTGCCGCCTATAGTGGTGTACTTATAATACTGTAATGTGCTAAGTGCATCTATGGCTTCTACCTCTATTTCTTCTAATTCATTCTCATAGCCTTGACTGTATAGATTGGGTGTTACATACCCAACCCATACAATACCATCAGTATTACTAAGAACTACCTTATTTTGTTGTGCTGTACTACTATACAAATCAAACTTATAATCGTTTGTAATCATTCCTATAGTAGCACTGCTATACTTACAAGGTTTATATAAATGTGAATCAGAAGTTTCTAACTCGGTTATGAATGGTGTAGCAGATAAAGTAATGTTCTGCATTTCTCCAGAACCTATTTCCAATGTGTATAGCTTCTCATTTATATCATAGAATTGTGCTGTATATTTCATCTTACTTTAGCTGTTTTATTATTGTAATTGGCTAGAACTCCTACAAGTTCCTTTCCTCTAATCTTAAACTCTACCTGACCACCGCCAGCAGAACCCATAACCCCATTACCATTAAGCAGGTTAAACAGATTCCTTTGCTGTCTGTTATTAAGAATCATTTCACCAGCATTTACCCTAGCCAGGTTCATATCTCCAATAGTACTATTACCAGCGAATATACCACCAGTACTAAAGGAAGGAATACTAGCCAAAGCTGCTACTACAGCCGCTGCTGCTGTACCTGCCAACAACCATCCTACAAACGGTGTTTGAGCTGCACTGGCTACACCACTGGCAATAGCTTCACCTTTCTTGGCTGTAGTTAATGCTACAATTTGTGGGATAGCTGCTGCTACAGCACTAATCAAATTAGCACTCCAACTTAACCAAGCTGCTGCACCTTCATTGGTCATATTGGTTACAGAACCCATAATAGAAGCTATAGCACCTAGACTTTCTGCATACTCATTATTCAGTTTGATATTCTTATTAGTAATAGGATTCTTAAACTTAGGAAGTGAAGTAGGCATTTCTGGTTTACTCACCATACCAGCTAGACCATCTCTCTTATCATCTAGTTCTACATTAGGTGCATTAGGATATTTGTACTGGAACTCTATTACCCTCTTCTGTTCAGTAAGTGCATTTAGTTCAGCATTGATTCTTATCCTATCTTCATTACTAATAGCTAGGTTTAATTCCTTTCTTAAAGATGCTATCTGTGCATCCAGTTCTGCTAATGAACCAGTAGGAATAACAGGTTTTAATTTAACCTCTCCATTATTAAGACCATCCTTTAAATCCTGTCCTGCATCAGACATATCTCTCTTAATAGTACCAACCTTATCAGTAAAGGTTATAGCCTTATCTAGCATATCCTTTACTTCTTCACCGACTTCCGAAGTAAAGATATTCTGGAATCTAATCATATTCTCTAGGCTCTCATCTGTAGCTTCTTCCAGTTCCTTAACACCTTTAGTATAAGTGTCTAATCCTTCACTACCTACACCAGCACCGCTAATCATCATTAAGTAACCTAGATTCCTAGTACCTTTAGCATCTGACTTCCTTTGCTTGTACTTCTCTAAATCTGCATATTCCTTAGTAGATGGGTCTAATAAACTCTCATATAGTTTTTGTGCTTCCTTAGCATTATTAATACCAGTAACACCTTTAGCCTTCATTACTTCTTGAATCTGTTCCCAGAAGTACTTACTTTTACTTTCCCTCTCTAAGATTTCCTTCTTGGATAATTCTATGTAAGTGTTATAGGCTGCTGTCCTTTCCTCATTACTAATACCCTTCTTAGTAATAAGGTATTCATAGTTATTTCTTTCTGCTTCTAATCTATCTGCTTTAGATTCACCGATAGCCATAGCCATCTTAGCATTAGATAAGGCTTCTGTATATCTCTTAGCCAGTCCGATAGCATTTAATATCCCATTCTTAAATACAGTCCAATCACCACTATATAAAGACGAAAAGAAATTATCTACAGTAGTCTTAGCAGTACCTACTACAGTATTCCAGTCCTGTTGTGCTTCTCTGGAACTATTAACAGCAGCATTAAATGCTTCCCCAGCAGTCATAGCTATACCTAGCACACCAGCAAATCTTCCTATAGTGGCTGTGATATTCCTTCCTACCTGCTGAAACTGTTGTACTTGTTGTGTGGACTGTCTTATGTTGTTATCGAATTGACTACTATTTAATAATAGTCTGGTTACTAAATCAGCCATATTTAATTATGTGTTGTATATTGTTTAGCTTTCTCTTTCAATCTCTTAATATCTTCATTACTAATAGATGTTTCTCCTGTAGTATCACTATCCCAAGTAAACTGCATTATATCAGTAGGCTTTAACTTCTTAGTGCTGTTACATTGTGCAATTACATAAGCTATCATTCTAGCCTGTTCCCAGCTATTTCTGTCCTTCCTATGTAGATTGCTAATCAATGGTTCTAACTCATACATCTGCATCTTATCTAGTACATATTCTGGGTCTAGTCTACCTTCTATTACTAAGGCTGAATATATCTCCTTAGTGGTTAGGGCTTTTTTTTAGCATCTGTATTATTAGTAATGAATAGCTGTTGCTTCTCCAGTTCCTTCTTTAAGAAGTTCTGGAACTCTACCATAATACCCATATCTTCATCTATGGCTTCTATCAGTTCCTCAAAGGTTAGTGAACTGTCTGGATTATTAGCCATTAAGACACAGTAGAAGAATAGATATTCATCTGTAATAGTCTTTAACTCAAAAGCCTTGCCTGTTATTTGTTCATAGATGAATAAGGCTCTAAGAGTATATTTCAATTTGTAGTCTTGTCCTTTAATAGTCATATCAATAAGTATTAAATAATAAAGCCTTTACACCTCCATAACCTAGAGATATAAAGGCTTATAATTATGCTGCTTTTGAAAGTGCACCCACACCTTCAAATGAAGCTGTAAATGTTGCATTATCTCCATTAGGAGCATTGGCTTCAAGTGCTGTAATAATAACATTACCCGAATAAGTTCCAGTAGTAGCTGGCAACCATCCCCCTTCTGGTACTTCATCCTTCTTTGTTGAATAATCTTTCTCTAAACAGAATACAGCCTTAATAGGTGTTCTGGCTGTTAGCTTGTCAAATAGCATATCAAAAGTAATACCTTCACCATCATTAGAATAAAGGTTCTCGGTACTACAATTCCAGTTAATCTTTCTAGCTGCCTTAGCTACCCATTTACCACCGCTATCCTTAGAAGTGGTTTCTACTGTTTCTACATTTATACTTAGTTTGTGGTTAGTGGCAAATGCTATAGACTTATCGTCAATAAATAGCATTAAGTCACCACCGTTAATTACTTGTCCTGCCATTTGTCTTTATGTTGAATGTAAGGTTTTGAATGAACGTATCTTCTATGTAATCTTCATCTGCATTAGTCATTCTAATATCCTGTATGTTAATACCAGAATAGTTCCCCTTTTTACCTTGTAAGGCATCCTTTACTAAATCAGCTATTTCTATGCTTTCATTATACTTATCAGAAGCTATAACTACTTCTACATAAGTATCTTCCTTATAGATAAACCTATCTTTACTATCAGATGGTTCTATACCAGTTCTTCTATAAACAATAAAGGGAAATGTAGTACCAGTATCAGCAATTAAGGGATATATTTTATTTTGTACCCTGCCAGTAACATTAGCATCATTACTAAGCAGGTTATATATTGCTTTGCCTACTTGTAAACTCATAGTCTGTTTCTATTTGCTATTCTCTGAATTGACTGGCTAATAAGGTTATCCATACTATTAAAGATTTCCCCTTCCTTATGGCTCTTAGCTGTTCTAAAGAAATGTACAGCATTAATACTACCTCTATTGGCTGCTGCTCTCTGCCTTCTTATAGGATTCCGACCTCTGACAGATGCAGTATTATTACCAGTGGTTCTTCTAACTCTAGTACCCATTTCAAAGAACTTCAATCTAAAGTCACCCATAATATGTACTTTAGCTTCTGTCCCATTTCGGTCAGCATTAGATTTAATCCCACTTACTAAGGTTCTACCATTCCACCAGTTTCTACTGGAAGCTGCTCTGCCTAAAGTCTGCCTTAGCTGTCTTTTAGTTTCACCGACTAAGATACCAGCACCCTTTCTTAAAGCACTTCTATAAACCTGCCTTTGCTGCCTACTAGTCAAATCCGCAAACATAGAAACTACCTGTCTGGCATCCACTTCTATGTTATTCATTTATCAATTCAGTTACTATAGTGGTTGATTGCTTATATAATTCTGGATTTATGCTAAGAATCCTGTACTTCTTTCCATCCCAAAGGATTCTCATATTCTCATTTACCTTATGATAATATCTAACAGTAAAAGTTACAGTATAAGAATGAACTATTTCATTATTCTGATTCTGTCTATTACCACTGTTATAAGTAACATTAGACCTAGTGCTAATAACATCTCTCCAATCAATAGAATTAGCACCATAGCCATCTTTAATTGCTACAGGTTCTTGTATGGTAATAGGATAATGTAATGTTCCTGCTCTCATTTAATTGTGTATTTACGGTAAAGTCCTATCAGATATTCATAACTATAGGGA